GGGGCGAGGGGCTGGAGGACGTCAACGAAGCTGTCGGGTCGGTGCTGAACAGCATCGGCGAGATGGGTGACGCCTCCAACGAGGACATCCAGTCCATGACGGCCAAGATCATGGACTTGTCGAAGGTCATGGGCCTGGAGGTCCCGCGGACGGCCCAGATCGTCGGCCAGGCGGTGCACTCGGGGCTGGCCGTTGACGCCAAGCAGGGCGTGGACCTGCTGACGAAGGCACTCCAGATCGTGCCCACGAACCTCCGTGAAGATCTCGTGGACGCGGTCGATGAGTACGGTCCGTTCCTGGCATCCATCGGCATCAAGGGTGAGCGTGCGTTCGGGATGCTCGCCCATGCCGCCGAGAAGGGAATGTACGGGATCGACAAGACCGGCGACGCGCTCAAGGAGTTCACCCTCCGCGCCACCGACGGATCCAAGTCCACGTCTGCGGCGTATAAGGCCATCGGCCTGGACGCGCAGCAGATGGCTACGGACATCGCGGGGGGCGGTGACAAGGCCGCCGACGCATTCCAGCGGACCGTTGACGGGCTGCTGGGGATCCAGGATCCCGCCCTCCAGGCACAGACGGCCATCGCCCTGTTCGGTACGCCGCTGGAGGATCTGAACGTCTCGGAGGTCCCGAAGTTCCTGGAGTCCATGGACCTGGCGCGCGGGTCCATGGGCGGGTTCGAGGGCAGCGCACAGCAGCTGTCCGACACGGTGAACAACACCGCGGCTACCTCGATCGAGTCGTTCAAGCGCCAGGCGCAGCAGGTGTTCATCAACCTGCTCGGCAACCAGGTGCTCCCGGTCGTCAAGGTCGTCGCGCAGTACCTCGCGACCAACTTCGGGCCGGCCATCAGGGCGATCGGCGATTTCATCTCGGCCAACGTCATGCCGTACGTGCGCCAGTTCGGGACGTACATCGCCACGGTGGTCTACCCCGTCCTCAAGCAGTTGGCCGGCGATGCGTTGGCGGAGGCACGGAAGCAGCTGGCCGTGGTGGCTGCGTCGTTCCGGGAGAACCGCCCCCAGATTCAGCAGTTCGTGTCGTGGATCAAGCAGGCTGCAATCTGGGTCGGCCAGCATCTCGTGCCCGTCCTGCGCGCTCATCTCGTCGGCGGGATGCGGGTGGCCGGCGCAGCCATCCGGGTCACCATCGCCTCGATCAAGATCTTCGTTTCGGTGATCAATGGCGTCGTCACCGCCGTCCGGCAGGTGGTGAACGCGGTCCGGACCAGCATCGGGCAGGTAAAGACGATCTTCATTGACCTTCCCATCAGGATCCTCGGGATCCTGGGAGGGCTTCAGGACCGGATGTACTCGGCCGGCGCGAACATAATCCGGATGCTGGCCTCCGGCATGGCGTCGCAGGCGCGGGCCGCGGTCGACAAGGTCCGCAACATCGTCTCCGACATCGGCAAGCTCATCCCGGGCTCGCCGGTCAGGGTCGGCCCGCTGAAGGTGCTGAACAACGGCAAGGCCGGCCGGCTCATGATGCAGATGCTCGCCGGGGGCGTGCGGGACGGAGGGAGGGACGTCCAGTCAGCCTTTCGCCAGTCCGTCACCATGCCGGGCGCGTCCGTCCGGCGCAGCGCCTACGCCGACAGTGGTCGGGGGCGGGGCACCCTCGTGCTGCGCGTCGAAGGGCGGAACGCAGCCACGGCCCGCGCGCTGCTGGACGTCCTGCGCCCGCAGCTGCGCGCCGAGAACCTTGAGGGGGTGCTGGGGTAGGTGGCCGTCGACCAGACACAGTGGCCCTATGTCCCGATGCCGATCCGGGCGCAGATCCGACTTGACGGCGTCTGGACGGACATCACGCCCTACCTGCGCGCGCTGGACGAGCACGGAACCTTGGCCGTGATCCGCCGCGGCCAGCCGGACGAGTCCAGCGGGACGAAGCCGTCTACGTGCGATGTCGTGCTGAACAACCTGGACGGGCGGTTCTCGCCCCGCAACCCCGCTGGCCCGTACTGGGGCCAGCTCACCCGGAACACCCCGTTCAGGGTGGACGTGGGGATCGGGGAGCGGCGGTTCAAGCTGAACGACTCGGGGTCGCAGTGGGTCACCCCGGACTCTGCGGCAATCTCGATCACGGGCGATCTCGACCTGCGGATCGAAGAGGAACTGCGCTCCTGGACGTACGGCTGGTACCTGATGACGAAGGGCGGCAACTCCGGCTCGCAGCAGAGTTACAGCCTCTCGCTCACCTCGTCCGGGTACCTCCAGTTCCAGTGGAGCACGACCGGCAGCGACACCCTCTCGGCCACCTCCACCCTGCCCCTACCGTCCCCGCTGCTCGGACGGAAGGCGGTCCGGGCGACGATCGACGTCAACAACGGGGCCGGTGGGCGCACCATCACCTTCTACTACTCGTCCGACAACACCCTGTCCGGCACATGGGTGCAGCTGGGCGATCCGGTCGTGCAGTCCGGCACGACGAGCATCTTCGACAGCACGAGCACACTCGGACTGTTCTGCCCGAACGCAGGCTCGATCTACCGGGCGGAGGTGCGCAACGGCATCGGCGGGACCGCCGTCGCGAACCCCACCGCCAGCGCCGTGGCCGAAGGGGCGACATCGTTCAGCGACGCGGCCGGCCGCAGCTGGAGCCTGAGCGGCAACGGGGAGTGCACGTACTATCGGCGCCGGTTCGTCGGGGAAGTGGCCGAATGGCCGGTGGAGTGGGATCCGGCCGCGGCCATCGTTGACGTCCCGATCCAGGCATCGGGCGTGCTGCGTAGACTCGGCCAGGGCACGCAGGGGCTCGGGAGTACGTACCGGCGGTTCCTGACGCGCAACTCGGCCAACCCCGTGACGGCGTACTGGCCAATGGAGGACGACGCGAGCGCGACCGTCCTGGCGAGCCCTGCGGGCGGCAACCCCGGCGCGTGGAGCGGGTCGCTGGACCTGGCATCCTTCGATGGCTTCGAGGGGTCCGACCCTGTGCCGACGATGGGCAGCGCAGTCGTCACGCTCCAGCCGACCAACCTCGTCACGCAGGCCAACCAGCAGGTTCGTTGGTTCATGCACGTGCCGGCCGCGGGAACCGTGGACGGGTCGGTGATCCTCCAGTTCACGCACGGCAACTACCTGTGGCAGTTGATCTACGGGACGGGCGGCACGCTGCGTCTGCTCGTCACGCAGTCGGTGGCCGGCACGCCCACGACGGTCGGGGACTCCGGCACGTGGGCCTTCGACGTCAACGGGGCGGAGCTGTACTGCTCGATTGAGATGCAGTACAGCTCCGGCACGATCTCCGCGAAGCTCGTCACGCTGGAGACGGGCGCACCGTTTGCATTCCTCGTTCCGTTCACCGTGACCCCGGCCCTGCCGTCCGCGGTGCGCACGATCGCACTCAACCCCTCCGGGGTGCAGACGGATGTCGCGATCGGGCACGTGAGCGTCCAGGACTCGGTGACGTCCCTGGACGACGCGATCACGGCGGTGGCCGCCTACGCGGGCGAGACGGCGGGCGCGCGGATCGCCCGTCTGTGCTCCGAGGAGGGCGTGACGTTCTTCTGGCTGGGCGACCTCTACGACTCGGCCCAGATGGGTGTGCAAGGGTCAGGGACCCTGCTCGATCTGATCGGGGAGTGCGTGGCCGCGGACGGAGGGATCCTGCTGGAGCTGCGCGACACCGGAGTGCCAGCGCTCGGCTACCGGCCCCTGTCGTCGCTGTACCGCCAGCCGGCCACGATCTCCCACGGCTATGCCACGCCGTACGGCCGTACCGCGCTGGAACCGATCGATGACGACCAGTTGACACGGAACGACCTGACGGTCGCGCGGCAGGGCGGCTCCAGCTACCGCGTCACGAAGGAGACCGGGGCCCTGTCCATCGCCAGCGTGGGCCGCTACGACGACTCGGCGACCCTGAACCTCCAGTCCGACGCGCAGCTGCCCGCGGTGGCCGGCTGGCGGTTGTGGAAGGGCACCTACGACGACGCGCGCTGGCCGCGGATCTGCTTCGATCTGCTGGAGGCCGGGATGCTCGACTCGGCGAAGCTGGCCGCCCTGTGGGGCCTGGACATCGGTGGCCGGGTCACCATCGACGGCCTTCCGTCGTTCCTGCCGCCGGGGCCGGCCGACACCCTGGCGACCGCCCTGGAGGAACGGCTCGGCTGGTTCGTGTGGGAGCTGGACATCACCGGGATTCCGGCCGGCCCCTACGACATCGGACGGGCCACCAGTTCGGCCAGTCCGGGGACCGGCCAGAACGGCGGCAAGGCGCAGGCCGTGGGCGCCGTCACCGCGGGATCGTTCACCACCGGGACGAGCACGAGCCTCTCGGTCACGGTGCCGCAGGCGTGGGTGACCACGGCCAATCAGTTCCCCCTCGACATCATGGTCGCGGGCGCGCGTCTGCGCGTGACGGCCATCTCCGGCTCCGCGCCCACGCAGACGTTCACGATCTCCACGACCGTCGTGAACGGTGTCATCAAGTCCATCCCCGTCGGCAGCTCCGTGCTGCTGGCCGACCCCATGAGAGCAGCCCTGTGACTCTGATCCTTCCCGGCGGGGACGTCACCGCGGACATCATCAACGGCCTGGAACACGGCGCCTGGACGAGCTTTACCCCGACCTTCACCGCGTCCGCAGGATCGGCCGGGCTCGGCAACGCCACGGTCACCGCGGCCTACCAGCAGGTCGGCAAGCGAGTCCACTGCTCGGTCAACATCACCTTCGGCGGGACGTCGACCTACGGCACGGCCGGCGTCTTCTACTTCGCCCTGCCGATCCTCCAGTCGGCCAACATGTCCGGGATCCCGATCGGCCAGGCGTTTCTCGCGGACGCGAGTGCCGGGGCGAGGCGTGGCGGAACGGTCCTGACCGATGGTGCCAACCAGCGGGTGTTCATCATTCAGCCGGATACCGGCGGCTTCATCAACACGACCGGCCCCTGGACGTGGGCGAGCACGGACTCCCTGCGGTTCATGGCGACCTACGAAGCGGCGTAACGTTACGTTACGTCGGCAACAGACGGGAGATGTTCATGGCAACACCACTGACCGGCAAGCAGCTCGTGGCCGCGTTCCGCCGATGGGGCGTGGAGGTGCGCGAGAAGCCCGGCTGGATCGGCCACAACCGCACGGGGCCGGGGCGCCCCTGGGGCCCCGTGCACGGGGTGCTGCTGCACCACACCGGGGACGACGCGCCCGACTCCGCAGACGAGCGGGTGCTCTGGAACGGGCGCAGCGACCTGCCCGGCCCCCTGTGCAATTGGGGGATGACGGACGACGGCGTGGCTGTGATGATCGGCGACGAGCGTGCCAATCACGCCGGCCGCGGCGCCCTGAACGTCGCGCAGGCACTGTCTGCGGACCGGCCCGTCCCGCCCCCGGGCGCGGACTCAGTGGACGGCAACCAGCTGCTCTACGGCCAGGAAACGATGTACTCCGGCAAGCAGAAGATGACCCGCGAGGCGTACATCGCCACCGTGCGATGCTTCGCGGCCATCTGCGAGGCGCACAGGTGGTCGGCCGAGTCGTGCATCGGCCACCGGGAGTGGACGAAGCGCAAGATCGATCCGGGATCGCTGGACATGGACGAGTTCCGGAAGGACGTGGCCGCGGCACTGCGCGCGGGCGCGGGCAGGTGGCCGAAGCAGCAGAGTACGCCGGTCGAGATTCCTCGCCCCAGTCAGACGGGAGATGCAAGCGTGGGTACAGAGATCCTCAGCTACAACGGCAAGGCGTACCTCGTGCAAGGGTTCCTGGTCCGGCACATCAAGGATCCGGCGGACCTGGCCGAGCTTCAGCACAAGGGCATCCCGGCCAGGGCCGGTGGTGCCGCCGACTTCATCGGGCTCGTGGACATCGACACCCTGGAGCGGAAGCTGAGCGATGCCTACGCCGCGGCCACGCAGGCGCAGGAGCGGGTGGAGGTGCTGATCGATCGGGTCAACGCGCTGGAGGCTGGACAGAACGAAGTGCCGCAACCGCCGACCATTTCCTGATACGCGGTTCCGTTTCATGGTGTCCGGCCAGGGGCACTGGGTAGGTTCCGATGGTGAGCGGCCCCCACCTACGGAGAGAGGGGAAGGATGCACCCGTATGTCTCGCACGCCGGCATGGTTGGCCGTCCTGCGCGGGTTGATCCTGCTCGGGCTTGGGACGGCCGGGATGGTCTGGCAGATGTTCTTCGTGCCGGAGCCTTCGCTCGTGTGGGTGGGCCTGTCCCTGGCCATGATCCTCGGGGAAGGCGCCGTGAGCACGTGGTGGCTGGCTGGGAGATCGTCTGGCACCGAATCGCACTCGTCGTCGCCGGCACCATCGGTGGGACAGGGATCGGGTGGGCCGGATGGTGGCTGATCCGGTGACCACCGTCCCAATGTCGCTGCGCGTCGCGCTCGTCTCGTCGTTCCTGGCCGCCGTGCTCGTCGGCGTGCTGAACGTGGGCTTCACGATCTACCAGCAGCGCCAGGCCGACCAGCGGTGGTGCGATCTGTTCACGACGCTGTCGGCGCCGGAGAAGCCGCCCTCGACCGAGCGCGGGCGTATCGTCCAGGACAGGATCGGCGACATGGCCGAAAAGCTACGGTGTGGGAGGCAGTAATGACGATCTTCGGACGGGAACCCGCGTTCTGGGTCGGGCTCGTGGGCGCGGCCCTGACGCTGGTGGGCACGCTCGGCATCGGCCTGGACGGCGATGTCGCGGTGCTCTGGACGGCAGCGTTCGGCGCGGCCACGGGCGCCGTCATCGCGGCGCTCACGCGCCCGATCGCCCCTGGTGCGTTCCTGGGGCTTGTGACGGCCATCGTGGCGCTGGTGGGCTACTACGGGCTGCATGTCTCGGACGAGACGGTGAACGCGCTGAACTCCCTGATCCTGGTCATCCTGCCGCTGGCCGCGGTCCGGCCGCAGGTGGCGCCGGTGACGGAGGGCGCAAACGCGTAAGCTGTCCTGTGGGGTGCCCCATGCACCCTCGACAGTACTGCCGGCCGTGCTGACCGGGACTGCTGCTGACGACGAACCCCCCGACCGGGCCACGTGTCGGGGGGTTCGTCGTCTCTGCTAACCGGTCGATCAGCCGGCCGGCGCGTTGTGGATCACGCACTCCAGGACTCCGGAGTCTGTGCGACTCAGCATCGCGCGGTCGCCCTGGAAGACTGCGGCCATCACGCGGCGCCGCAGGATCCGATTGTGGTCCCCGACGTCCAGGACGCGCAGATGCTCGTAGCCGGGCCCGAGACGGCCCACGGCCAGGACGGTGCGCTCGATCGGCTGCACGTCAGTTGCTCGGGAACCCGGCGGCACACTTCGTGCCGTCCGTGAACGTCAGGTAGACACCGATCGAGACCTGCGACCGCGGGGCGACCGGGGCCGTGGCCGGCACGTACTGGCTGGCGTTCTTCTGGGCGGAACCGAACGTGATGGCAGGGTCCCGGTAGCCGTTGCCACCGACGTATCCGATGACGTTGATCGCCTTCACGTTCCATTTGCTGTCGCCGTTCCAGCCGCCGCGGCGGGGCTTGCGGTTGCCGGCCGAGTCGTACTCGAACTGGGCCCACATCGTGCCGCGGGTCCCGCTCGGGTTGCACGTCACCGTCGCCGAGACGGTGGGCAGAACCGCGGCGTGGGCCGGCGTGCTGCACATGCCGAGCGTGAGGCTGGCGGTCGCGATGACGGCCAGCACGGTCAGGGACTTCCTCATGATCCTGTTTCTCCCGTCAGGATGTACGCCACGGCTGCGGCGTACTCTCGATTCCTCTCCTCGGGGGTCGGATCCCCCGGGGAGCGCTGGAGGTTCATCGCCAGGACGGCGATGCCGCGGGCGAACTGCTCGGCGCTCGGCCCGTGCGCACCCGTGAAGGGCAGCTCGCTCGGCATCGGCCCGACGCTTCCGGGGTGATCGACCCCGTCCGCGCATCCGGCGCCCTCGTAGTGGCGCTCGCTCGGGTGGCCGCATGTCCCGCAGAATGGAAACTGGAGCTGACGTGGACGCAGCGGGCAGTCACAGATGCCGTGCTCGTAGTTCGGAGGCTGCGGTGCGTCGGTCGTCGTCACTTCGTGCCTGCCGCGACGCTGACGGCCAGGACGATGAGCGCGGCCCCGGCCATAGAGCCGAACCGCACGCCGATGCCGAACGCCTTGAGCTTCGCGGCCAGGGTCCCCGGCGCGGCGTGCTTGGCCGTGCTGCGGACCCGCAGG